GTTTTAGCTACTGTTTTCTTTTCTTTGATTTCTACAACAGGTTTAACCTCTTCGAGGACCTCTACGTAGCCGGGGTGTTGACGCATAGTACGAATATCGTGCTCTAAATCAAACTCTACTGTATTATTGGTTTCCGTACATTTAAAAATTGCCATGTTATATCTCCACAGTTTATTTTAAGGCTCTTGGCAGAGCACTAAAGTAAACTGCCCCACTCTTCTGAGCAGGGCAGAACCTAGTTTCTAGGTATTAGGCTGGAACAGCGATTGCAACAGCAGAACCGTCACGCAACTCTTTAACACCGTAGATTGTGTCTGCAGTGAACAAGTTACCGAGGTACTCTTGTTTGTATTGAGTTTGTGAACGAACAGCCATTTGCTCAGCTAATACTGCGAAGTCACGATGACCTAGCAATGCAACACGAGCAGCACCTGAACCTGATGTTGTATCAGCGTTAGTAGAAACGAATACTGGAATACCATATACGTTACCAATTTCGCCTGAACGGATTGTGTTACCACCACCGATTTCACCAACGAATGCTTGCTCAGTGAAACGAGCGATACCCATCAATGTGTTACGTGTTGAAGGCGGAACGATCAAGAAACGACCATCCATTGGTGTGTCATTGTCATCCAAACGCTGGATTGAACGACGGATTGCTGCATCAGTCAAAGCTGCTTCGTTGTTAGAAGCTGCAACATAAGCAGTTGTACCATTTGAACCAATGTAAGCTGTGTCATAAGCAGCAGTACCTGCACCGCCGTTAACACCACGACCCAACTGGATCAAAGATGTGTCTACTTGACGAGCCAAAGCGTAACCAGCGTCATCAGTGTAGAATTGACGCATAGAAGCTAAAGCTTGTACATCAACAATATCTTCGATCAAGATTGAATACTCAAAATGCTTATCAATCAATACGTTGATTTCAGTTGCTGTATCTGTATTCAATGTTACTTGAGTAGAAGCAGCTTTTGCGTTAGCGGAACCACGACCCGGTTTAGGGATGTGGAGTGTATCACCTTTTTTGCCTTTGAAAGACAATTTTTTGATGAGGTTTGCTAGAACTAAGTTCTTTTTGTAGGTCGCAACTACTTCGTCGGACCAAATCTCTGGGATAAACTTATCGCCAGTTGTTTTTGTTTGATGATCTGTACCTAAAGCCATTTTAAAAATCTCCTAAAATTAAATTAACGGACACGTCCTTCGGCATAAGCAGCATGAATCTCTTCTTGCATATCGTTATACCTGTTAGGATCTGTCATTCTTAAACGAATTAAATCGACACGTTTATAAATTGGTTTGCCTACTTCCCCAGTACCGCCCTTTTGTACCGCTGCTGATCTAAGTTGCTGTGAGCGTTTCTGCTCTTCACCTTTAACTAAATTAGCATCTGCTTGTTGAGATTGTTGAGCTCTTGTACCACGGATAGCGGTAAAGGTTTCAAGCAATTCTTCAGCAGAATCAAAATCAAAGTTATTAGCTTTAGTAAATAAATCAATGCGTACTCGAGAGCCTTTTACCCAAGTCAAGAAATCATCAGAGTTTACAATCTGTTGAAAGTCTGGAAACTTCGTGGCTAGTTGTACTTTGCCTTGTTCCAGTCTTTGTGCGTCCGCTTGCTCTTTAAGCTGGCGAACAACAGGGTTGTTTGCTACTGCGTGATTTACTGCCTTGTCAGGATCAGCAAAGTAATCTATCTCGTTATCTTCTACACGTGGCTGCGTGTCTTGCTTATTGGTATTGAGTTGTTGCTTGATTAACTCATCAGCTAGTTTACGAACTTCACCAACTTCCTGAGCCTGTCGTCCAATGAGCTTTTCAGCTTCTTGGTGCATCTTCATGATTTCGTCAAAAGATTTACCTTTGTACTTATCAGGAACTACAGTTTCAGTTGTTTGTCCTTCTGGGGCAGTTGCCGAAGTATCTCCGGTTGCATCAGTAATGGATTGGTCTAATCTTGTAATACTGCCTTGATCATCTTGCACTTCAATTAATTCAGCCATATGTTTTCCTGTCGTAAAGATTGTAGGATGTTTTTAAAATAACTCGGTGGTAACGATCACCACTTATGAGCCATGTTCGGCATTTTGTCTCTTCTCCTGTTTGAGCTTCTCAGCTCTAACCCTAGTCCATCGGTCATAAGCACCGACGTGGTTGCCACTAAAGGGTTCTAGATAGATCCCAGTAGGGGAGATGATACGAGTTGCCATCTCGTCACACTCACGACACTGAGAAACTTTTATCGTCTCATCGACGAGTTGCTCAGTAACATGATCTTTGGCACACCTAAACTCATATAGTCGTCTAGGCATACTCTAATTCTTTTTGTTCTTGTTGTAGTTGGTCGTAGACTTCTGCAGAAGCATCTCGAAGGTTCTTGATCCAGTTAAGGATTGACATTTCACCTTTTTTAAAATGCAGTTGCTGCTCTGTGTCTACACCAGCTAGTGTATTTGTTGCTTCAATCATGATTTCTAGGTCTTCAAGGAGGTCAACCCATCCTTTTGTAGCCATCATGGAGAATCTATTTTCGTAATAGTCTTGTAATTCTTTGTTCATTTCTTTTTCCTTAACAAGTGGAGAAATGTGTTAATAGTTCTTGCAATAATACTATTTTAACACAAATTCAACCAATTGTCAAGTACTTTACAACTTATTTTGTTATATTACTTTAGTACGTTGCATTTGCATTACACTAATACGCTCATTGGACTTAATATCTTGCTCTTTAAGTGCCAATTCAGCTACCTTAACTCGTTTATCAAAGTCAGATGGATCTTTTGAGCCACGAGAGATGTTGCCAATCATCTTAGCTTCAGCTTCTTTAGGCATAATCTGAGTTTCAACCTGAATTTGTTGAGTATCTGCAGCATTTTTACCAGCTTGTGAGTTGTAGTAGTTGATTTGAGCTTCAACCAGACCATTTTTAAGCTGTTCTTCTTGCCTTGCACGTTGTTGAGCTTGTGGATCAGGCTGTGACATCTTCTGTAACTGAGCAATAATGTCTTCTCTGTTAGAAAGTGAGCTAGATTGGACAATACCTTGGAGCAATACAGGAGTAATTGGGCTATTAGGTCCAAGAGTCTGCATTAAACCAACCATTTGCTGCTGTTCGTACTCTCTAGCAACCATACCCATTGTCGAAATAGGCATGAATTTGAAGTCTTTAACTGGATAACGCTCAGGATCAAACTGCATAAATCTCCATGCAGCACGTTCGATGAATGGAATTAGGAAGTCTTCTTGGAAATTAATGAGAGCACGTTTGTTTTTCTTCATCAAACCCGACATTGCCATTGACAAACCAGCACCGGAAGCTTCGCCACCAGCTACTGAGCTAGGCATAGACGAGCTATCTAAAGTACCTGTAGCAGCTAAGAGCATCTGTTGGAAGGTTGTAGCAGTCTGCATATTGCCATTATCAGTAGAACCAAACTTGAATGGCATCATAATCTCAGCAGGATTACCATTAACAAGGAAGTTCTTACCGGGACGTACTTCATACTTAGCACCACGAGGTAGACGGGTAGCGTCCATAGCCATCATAGGAGCTGTTGTAAGAGCTAAAGAGTCTAGGTGACTACGAATCTGTGCATCAAGGGCTTTTTGCATGTTATAGCCCTTTTCGATGGTTCCACGACCCCAGAAACGACCCGGCATAGAATCAGCCTGATAAGCAACTACAGGACGATCCTTCATCATGTAAGGAGACTCTTCTGCTTTAAGCAGATACTGGTTATCAGCAATCACAACAACAGCTTCAACCATGTCTGAGTATTCGTCAGCAGCACTATCTTCAGGGAAAAGCTCTTCAGCTTCTGCTTCAGCTTCTTCCAAGCCATTTAGCATAGAACGTGGAATCAAACCATAGTAGCGAATGACAGGAACTTTGTCTGAACGAGAGATAACTTGTTCTTGTGTCTCTTCTAGTTTGGTATTACGATAACTAGGAACTACATCAACCTTACGATAGATACCTTTTTCGATACCTTGGATGATGGTGTAGTAAGACATGTACTCTTCAATAGCAACACCTAAAGAGTCGTCTACAGTTTCAGCATTAGGATCAATGAGGAAGTTACGTGGGTTGATAGCATTCAAGCCAACCATGAACTGTGTCTTCTCCATTGTCCCAATGGCTGCAATATTTGCTCCGGGGATAGGCTGAGTAGCAGGTGTTAGGATGGACTGTTCTTCAATAACAATCTCACCGATACCTGTACCATACATCTCGCCTAGGAGAATAATATTGTCAATAGATTTTTTAATGCGACTACGTCTGAAATCTTCATGCATCTGACGACGTACTAATTGGATGTCTGATTTATCTTGATCGTTGATGTCATCTTCAATGTCAAACCAATCGCCACGACCAAAGATAGCTTCGGAGATCTCTGCTTGCTTAGACTCAACTGCTTGAGCCATAGCTGGAGTAACTAACTGTGAACGCTCAGAGTCACGAGTCTTGTCTGCTGGATCCCAGATACCACGGAAGAGACGCTCATACTCTTGCCAGTAGATTACATAGTTAACGTCTCTATGGTCTCTCCACTCAGTACAGTGGTCAAGAACAAAACCAACTAACTCTTTGTCAGCGTCTGTCTCGGTTACAAATTCATTTTTATCGATGTTGTCTTCGATTAACGGATCACTCATGTATTAGTCTTCCACTGTTGATTTGAAGGGGTCTGTGTATGCTAAAATAGGATTAGCTTCCGAAGTTGATTCATCTTCCTCGACTAGAGGACGCTCAAATATTTCTTGTTCGTCACATGTACGGATAGGTGAGCAAGTGATGTCCCACATAGTACAGTAACCTACTGGGTGCTCTTCGATGTCAGCCCAAGCAGGTGTTAGCGGTAGTGCTGAAGCTTTGAGATCGTTTGCAGGACCATTGTCGATGCAACTTCTAATATCGGGGTTATCAAAATAATATTCGCAATTGTTACACAAACGACCACGAGCATCACCTTCCGATATACCCCAAAGAATTGCTTTCTTAGTCCAAAAATCATTATTTCTTTCAAGAGGATCAGCAGGTCCTAAAGCAGCTTCTTCAATCGCTTTGAGATGATTCTTGATATTAAGTTTATTGCTTTGAAGGGCAATAGGACAGCCGTCTAAATTAGTATCCACTGATTATATCCATAGGTTCATATTCATCGGAGTTATCGT